AAGTGATTCAATCCGTTGCCACTGCTCGTCAGTTATTTCATAGCGTTTGGGGATTGTCATGCCAGGGCCTCAATTCGTTTTTACCCAGATTATACCGGATTATCTTGTTTTAAGACAGACCCTAAATTTAGGAAAGAGCTTAGAGCAGTTTGGAGCAATGGTAGACGATGCAACAAGAGGCAACGTTGGCAATTGGGAACGGGATAAAAACTTTCCGAATAAAAAACGTTTAAAGATAATTGCAGATCTAGCAGGAATTAACGTTTCTCAATTATTGAAGGGAAGTGAGTAAATGTTGCGGAAATACAAAAATGCCCACCGGCGACAACCAGCGGGCGTTAAAAACTTTAACAAAAATATTTTTCAACTTAAGTATACGAAATTTCAGCGAATTCCACAATTGTTAAGGAGGTTATTTATTTATGGCAACTGATCTTAAACTACCGGATTACACGATTGACTATCGACCCACGGTGATTTCAATCAACAATTTTGACCAGCTAAAAACTGCTGTGGAAGCGTATGCCACTAAGTATCAAAACTTAGCAGTGTCGACTTCCACAGAAAGAGAAGCCAAGGCTAGTCGGGCAGAGCTTCGAAAGCTAAAATCGGCTCTGGATGACAAGCGTAAGGAGATCAAAAAGAAATACGCCGAACCTTATGTAGCTTTTGCCAATCAGATTAAAGATTTAGAAGCCACTCTCGACGCTTCAATTAATCCGATTGATAACGGTTTGAAAGAGTTGGAAGAGCATCAACGCCAGACTCGATTAGAGCACGTTCAAGCGTTGATTGACGAGATGGCACCCAACTATCACGTTGAATCAAACGAAGTTGAAATTGACCCCACTTGGCTTAATAAATCAACTTCTAAGAAAAAAGTAACTGAAGGCATTGCTGACGTGATGGGCTACATCAAGAAACAGCACGATGATTTAGAAACGGGGATTAATGCCATTACCAAGTATGCCCAAGCATACAACATTGATCCAGCTGGCTGGATTGACCAACTGAAGCAAGGGCAAGATGTGAATTATCTGATTCAAGCGATTGATAACCAAGTACGGCGCAACCAAGAAGCTCAACAGAGAGCCGAAGCGCAAGTAGCAGCTGAAAAGGTCAATCAAGTTCAAAAAGGGAATCAGACCATTGATAAAACGACTGGCGAAGTGGTTTCGCACAGTGTGGTTTTGAAAATCACAACGACAATTCCTGAAATGAACCTGTTAAAAGCTTATATGGACAACAAAGGTATTCAATATGAAAGGGTTAGTGGCTAAATGAAAATTATGCAGGCTAAAGACCTTCAGCGAACCAAGAATTGGCGGATCATCCTTTATTCAAAACCAGGGACAGGAAAAACGAGTTCCGTTAAATTCCTAACCGGTAAAACGTTGGTTTTTGATTTAGATAATTCAGCTAAGGTATTGGCCGGAACCCCTAATGTTGATGTGATCGAGCTTGATCGAACTCATCCCGAAAAGCAAGTTGAAGACTTCTTACGAGAGGCGAAAGAACTTGCTAAAAATTATGACAATTTGGTGATTGATAATGTTTCAAGCTTTGAAAAAGATTGGTTTATTGAAAAAGGACGTGACAGTCATAACGGGATTTCAAATGAGTTGCAAGACTATTCACAGTGGACAAATTATTTTGCTCGCATAATGACCAGTTTTTATTTATTACCCATCAATGTGTTAACCACCGCTTGGGAAACCCAACGAGAGATTACTACTGAAAATGGGCAAAAGTTTAATCAGTATGCGCCGGAGATTCGTCAATCTGTTTTGGATGGCATGCTTGGGTTATGTGATGTAGTTGGGCGGTTGGTGATCAACCCTAAAACAGGTGGCCGAGGGGTCATTTTACAGGGGAATGATTCGATCTATGCCAAGAATCGACTCGATGATCGCACGGTCGCACCAATCGAAGAATTGTTTAATTTTGGAAGTGATGTGAATGTTTCAGCTTCATCCGTATCAAACGGAACTAGTGAACGAAACCCGAAGCGAACTACAGAAGGGTAAACACGCAGTGCTAATTGTTAGCCCGGCTGGTTCTGGTAAATCAGTAATCATTGCCGAGATTTCCCGATTAACGGTTAGTAAGGGCGGTCACGTACTGTTTATGGTCCACCGTAAAGAATTAGTTGAACAAATTACCAATTCGTTTAAAAAACAAGGGGTCGACCTTCAGCATTGCACCATTATGACAGTGGGTAAAATTAAAAATCGCTTAGGCAAACTGCCAAAACCAAATTTAATCATTACGGATGAGACGCACCATAGTTTAGCTAAAACGTACCGGACGATTTATGAGTATTATCCACAGGTTGCTCGTTTAGGTTTTACAGCCAGCCCTTGGCGTATGAACGGTAAAGGTTTGGGGGCGGTTTATGATTCGATGATTCTTGGTCAATCGGTTAGATGGTTGATTGATCATCATTATCTAGCTCCTTACCGGTATTTTTCAATTAATAATGTCAATTCAGATCAATTACAAAAATCATCCACCGGAGATTTTACAAATAATTCAATTACTGAAGCAATTGGAAAAACGATTTTTGGTGATGTGGTTGAGAACTATCAAAAGTTAGCTAACAATCAACAGGCTATCTTATATGCACACAATGTGGAATATTCCCAGCGCTACGCTTCTGAATTTAATAGCCACGGAATTTCAGCCGTCCATTGTGATGCAAAAACCCCAGCTAAAAAACGTCATGAAATTATGTCAGATTTTAAAGCTGGCAAAATCAAAGTCCTTTGTAATGTGGATCTAGTAGGGGAAGGTTTTGATGTCCCCGACGTACCGGTGGTGATGTTATTACGGCCAACCGCTTCATTGGTGGTGCATATTCAGCAATCTATGCGAGGGATGCGTTATAAGCCAGACAAAACGTCGATTATTATTGACCAGGTTGGCAACGTTTATCGGCTAGGGTTGCCTGATGATGAACATCATTGGTCGCTGGACGATTGGAAAGAAACCGCTATACGTATCATTACTTGCCAATCCTGTTTTGCTACTTTTCATAAGTGGAAAAATGTTGACGGAAAACGAGTATGCCCACTTTGTGGAGCACCGGCACCAGTTGAAGAACGAGACTATGACGGAACTAAAGAACAGGTGAAGGCTGAATTAGCAGAATTAAGTACTAAAGAAGGGCGGTTAACCTTACTAGCCAATAAAAGCCCCAAACGGCAACGATCACTCTGGACTATCTATCGAGTATTAAAGGCCCAAAAGCAAACTAACAAAGGGAATGTTAATTATCCGTTAGCGAGAGCGATGCACATTCGTTTAGATCAGGTAAAGGAGATTTCCGATGAAGAATTAAAAGAGTTTGCTGTTAAAAGTCATCAATCTATTAGTGGGGTTTATTACTCGTATCGAATCGCTAAAAAGAAACATGTTTCAAAAGAAAAACGCCAACAAGAATGGCACCAAAAACTATTTAATTTCTAGGAGGAAAACAGCATGAGTTTTAAAGTTGATTATTCAAAAATTACAGATACAAACGTGGAAAACGGTGATTATGAAGTGCTTATTAGCAATGTTGAGGAGGGCGCCAACCAGAATACGGGTGCAGAATACGTGAACTTCGACATGGTGATTCGAAATGATATTTCTGATCAGAAGTTTCAAAACGCCCATGTCTTTCATCGAATTTACCGTAATAAGAAAACCGGTGAATACCCCGACAGTATGATTTTTCAAATTGCGAAAGCGGCTGGGATGGAAGACGGTAAACAATATAACTCGTTTGAAGATTTTATGAATGACATGGTCGGTAAACCCCTTAAAGTGCGAGTACGGAATGAAAGTTCGGAGTACAAAGGCAAAACCTATGAAAATCTCAATGTAAAACGTTGGGGCAAAACTAACTTCCCAAGCGTCCAGCATGTTTGGCCAGATAAAATGAAACCTCAAAATAATGCCAATCCGCAAGCCCCACAAAATAAAGAAACGATTGATATTCAAGATGACGACTTGCCATTCTAGGAGTGATGTAAATGTATGGACAGATTCCAGCGGAATTAAAACAGCTGAAACGCTGGGGTGTTTACAAGAAAATTTGGAAGCCAGAGCGTAAAAAATTTACCAAAATTCCTATTAATCCAATGACCGGAAACGGAGGAAAGACTAATGACGAGAGCACATGGACTGACTTTAAGACCGCCTTAGCGGCGGTTAGCCGATTGAACTTAGATGGTTTAGCTTTTTATTTCAAGCCCCCTTACATTGGAATTGATGTTGATAATGTGGCTGATGATATCGAAGAATTTACTCATGGCGACACCGATAATATTGTCAGTGATTTTATGAAGCACACTAACAGTTATTCTGAAATCTCGTTATCGGGTAAAGGGCTACACATTATTGTCAAAGGGACGATTAACGGTGAGAAGCGCCGACACAAGAATTGTGAGATGTATGAAGATGGTCGTTTCTTTGCGATGACGGGAAACTTCTTTGGTAATCCTGATAATAATTTGATTCGTGAAGTGAATGTCGATTATTTGTACAAGAAATATATTGAACCTGAAAGTAAAGTGGTTGACCTGTTTCATCCTTCCACAGTTAAAGCAAATGATTTGGCTACCAACGACATTATTAAAGCGGCGGCTACTAGTCGAAGCGGTGAACGATTTCAAAGGTTATACCGGGGCGAATGGGAAGGCTTGTATTCTAGTCAATCTGAAGCTGATATGTCGTTTGCCAATGATTTGGCTTTCTGGACAGCCAAGGATTTTGGCAAGATGGATGAAATTTTCCGCTCGTCAGGATTGATGCGAGATAAGTATGATGAAAAACACGGCAAGACCACTTACGGAGTTGGATTGCTGAACAAGGCAATTGCAGATACCTCTCGCACTTACCAGCCAAAAGAACAGCAGAAAGATGATTTTTATTTATCCATTCCGGGGGTGAATCAATCTCGACAGAAAAAACGAGATAAGTTCTATTCCTATGATGATACCGGTAACGCAGAACGATTCTATGATAAATTTTACAAAATTGCCAAGTACGACACCATTAATCGACGCTTTATGTATTTTGATGGTCAGGTTTGGAATGAGGATAAGAAGTACACGGTTGCCAAATTATTTAATCGAATTGTGGAAGAGTTACCCAAAGAGCCACTGCACATTGTTCCTGGTGAAGAAGACGAAAAGGCTGCTAAAGAAGCTCGAGGAAAATTTATTAAACGTTCTCGACAAAACGCTGGTAAGACCTCGGCTTTAAATGAAATTAAAAAATTGATTCCAGCAACTCCTGATGAATTCGATACGGAGTTGAACACAGTCAATACGCCTAGCGGCTATGTCGATTTATCAAATGGGGAGCTGCACGAAACAACCTACAAAGATATGTTTACCAAAATTACCGCTGCCGAATATTCCCCCACAGCAGAGGCACCTCGCTGGCAAGAATTTTTACAGCAAATTTTTCAGGCGGACGAAACGCTAATCAAATTTGTACAGAAATTATTTGGTTATACGTTAACGGGAACCATGAGTGAGCAGAATTTTATTATCCTCCATGGTAAGGGTGGCAACACTAACGGTGCTAACGGGAAGTCGGTGTTTGTTGAAACCTTACGAGAGATTTTAAATAGTTACGCCGTTACGATTAATCCAGAAATTTTGTTAGTCAATAAATTTGGCGGTACGGATAGCACTACCATGTCGGAATTATCTTTGATGAAAGGCGCCCGCATGATTGCAACTTCCGAAACTGAAAGCGATGTTCGTTTATCAGAAGCTTTAATTAAACGAATGACGGGAGGAGAAGCAATTACCGCAAAAAAGCTTTATGCGGAGCCATTTACGTTTATGCCAACCGGAACTATTTGGATGTCAACCAATAACAAACCGATTGTTCGAGGCACTGATCACGGAATTTGGCGAAGATTAATTTTTATTCCATTCTTAGCGCAAATTCCTGAAAATCAAAAAGACATTCACTTAAAAGATAAATTGATGCGAGAAAAAAGCGGCATTCTGAACTGGGCGGTTGACGGAGCCTTAATGTGGCAACGTGAAGGACTAAAGCCACCAGCAATTGTTCAAGCTGAAAATAACGAATACCGAGAAGAAATGGACACGGTCGGTCAGTTCTTAAGCGAAGTAGCTGATTTTGGTGGTAGTTATCGGGCGCCATTTAAAGATATAGCCGAAGTCTGGGATACATGGGAAAAGATTCATGGTTCCGGGATGAGTAAAAACAAATTAAGCCGAGAACTTGGCAATCGTTACCCACGTTATCGAACAAAGCATGAGAAAGGGTTCACAGGATTTAAATTAAATCAAAATACTAAGAACAAGCAGTTCAATTTTTGATGACCCATTTTACTTTAAATGAGTCACCCTCAAAGCCCTTATTTATCAATGCTTTTGAAGGCTTGATGACCCAAATGACTCTTTTTTCCTTATTGTTATGAAAATAAAAAAATAAATAAGAATATATAAAAAGTTTAATAGGAAAAGGGGGCATTTGGGTCACTCTTTTCAAAAACAAGCTCAAAACGTTGAAATAGTAGTGCTTTAAGGGGTGACCGTTTTTATGCAGAATCGGTCATCAATCGGAGGCGATTAAGTGACAGCAGAACATCAAATTCAAAATGAAATTCGAATTGCAGTTTCAGCACACCACTGCACGATTTTT